TTGCCACGGCTGTCAGCCACCGACTGCCAGTCCTTGTCGGCCGCCATCTCGACCTCGGCCCAGACGTGGTTGTCGGGCCGGTAGTCGGGCTTCTTCAGGCTGGGGTCAGACTTGCCACCAATGTGGGTCGCCATGGGCAGATCGCCAGCATGCCAGCCGGGGCGGTATGCCAGATCGCCGATCTTGGACTTAACCCTACCCTCGGCCTTGCCCTGCGGACCCTCTTCTGCCTCGAGCCACTCGCCCATCGGCACGGGCTTGTCCGCGTTGACGAACAGCGGGTAAAGCTTGCCGTCGCCCTTGGTGCGGAACAGCTTGTAGGCTTTCACGGTCTTCTCGGGGACCGCGCCACCGTCGGCCTTTGGCTGTGCTTGCGGTGACAGCATGTTGACAGAACTGTCACGGTCGATGGCCGAGAAAACATCATCAAGGGTGGCGTCTGGCGCGCTGTACGGCCTGCGACCCAGACGGTAGGCAGTTGTGGCTGCGGCCTTGGATGACACTTGCCCCATCAATTCTGGATGGCGCTCCATAGCTTCAGCCTGCAGCATCTGCCCAATGCCCTTGCCGCGATGCTCCTCTGGAACCTCAAGCCCCAAAACGGACGCTGGTCCATTGGGGCGCTGCAAAACATCAATGTAGCCGCCAGTTTCCGGGTGGGTGTAGCGGTGGATTAGGGCCCCGTTACCAAAAATTTCCGAGCCGTCTTTGGTTTTGGTCGTAACCGCACCGCCGTCGGCATACGTCATGTCCGGGCTGGTGGGGTCGAACTTGCGGGCCGACAGGGCGCTCTTCACCTGCTCAGGCTTGAACGCGACATATTCTTTCGATCCGTCGGGCCGGTGCGCAATAATCCCATCGTAACCTGAGTTGCGGATGGTGTCGTGGATGTCATGCTGGCCATGCTGGTTGACCAAAGTGCCTCGCGGTGTGTCGCGCACAAACAGGTCACGCACCGTTGCGGTGTTGTTGTCCAGCGCCTTCAGGATAGCGTCCCGCGCACTGCGATCCTCATCATGGGAGATGCTGTACCGGGTCAGCGCACCCTTGATGTAATCTTTCCACGCCGGGTGCCGCAGAACGTCGTCATGGAAGGGCTGCTTCATGGAGACGTGCAGCTTCATGACCTGCCCGTGCGGCTTGGTCTCGGTCTGGTCAGCCCGAATACCTTGCGCAAATTCGCTGGCAACCTTCGGGCTGTCTGACAGGTAGATACCGGGTCCGTAGTTGCCATGCTCCGACGGACGGAACTCGCGGAAGTCCTGCGCCTCGATGTTCTTCGCGGTCTTCTCTTCGTCCACCTCACTGGTCCAGCCCTTGTAGGCGGTCTTCGGTGCGCTGCCGTGATACAGCTCGTCAGGCACCAGCGAGTGGTTGCCGCGCATGAACTCAACAGCACCGCCACGGGCCTTGTTCATGTGCTTCTGCTTGGGGTCAAACCCGCCGCTGTTGTAGATCGACTTGATCTGGTGCGGCTCCTTCAGGGCAACCAGTAGGTTGCCTCCCTGACTGGCGGGTATCCATGCGTCGTGACCTTTGGCGCGCAGCGTGTCGAACCAGTCGGACTGGGCGGCCTTGTAATTGTCGCGCATAAACTCCGGAGGAAGCTCACCAGTGTATGGGTTCTCGGATTTCACATAGGCGGGGATCACGCGGGACGCGGTGTTGGTCTTGACCATGTTCCAGCCGTCGCGCTTGTACCCTTGGCTGTCGTTCTGATCGGCATACGACGATGCCACTGCGGGGTCGCGGGTGAACCATGCGCCGTGCCGACCGACGTTAAACGAAGTGAAGTCCTTGTCCTTGCTGGTGCCAGTGTAGAAGACGTGCGGCTCACCATCGGTGTGCGTGACACTGTTGCCAAACCAGCTCTGGAAGTTGTCGTTGCTGGTGACGGAACCACCCTCGGCGTACTTTGACATCGCAGCTTGCTCAGCCAGATTGCGACCAATGAGGCTGCCCACGATAGGAATTCCGGTAAGCTTGCCGAGGCGGCTGCCGATAGTACCGGCCCGGGACACGTCATCAAGCGCACCCTGAAGCCTTTCCGCACCGTCTTCAAACACAGGCGTTTGGTCTATAATCTGCTCTTCTGTCATCACGGGGCCGCCGCGATTGTACCCATAACGCTCCTGCGCCCAGCCCTGCGCCCAGTCGGGGATGCTGTCACGGCTGTAACTTGGGCCCCACGCGCGGGGACCGGCGACGTCGAAGTGCATGTTGTTGTCGTAGAAGCCGAAGCCCCGGAAACCCGCGTTCCATGCTGCGTCTGCGAGGGCGAGCTTATCTTCGGGCGACCAGCCGGTGGTGTTCACGTCATAGGCGTTGCCGTGGATGTGCTGGCTGTCTTTGGCCCCCTTGGCGGCTCTGTTTTCCTCCGGGCTGCGATACCCGCTGACGATGCCGAAGTCCTGCCCGGTCCAGCCCTTGCGCAGGGCCTCCATCGCGGCGCTGGCCTCGGGTGTCAGGCCTTCGGCTTTCGCCTCAACGCGCTCAGCGTGAGGGGTCTTTTCCTTCTCGGGCCGCACGAGATCAGAGATGCTGCGAGCTGAGCCCGCGACCTTGTTCAGGGTGCCAAGCACATCGAGGAAGCCCGGCTGCTGACCAGTGGCCAGCGGGGACGCCACGGCAAGCTTCGGGATCGGCAGGCTGGCTGTCGGGACATAGCCGCCGTTGGCATACTTGTTGGGGTCTGACCCAAAAAGATCATCGTATTCCGCCTTGACCTTAGCTTCTCGCTCAGGGTCTTTGATTGACGGCTCGGTAGGCTTAGCCTCCGGATACTTTGGGCGATCAAGTGTCGGACCCGAGTAGGCCCTAAAACCACCGCCAAAAAGGTTCGGGTTTTCGTTTTGGCGCACATGGTGGACATCATACATCTCGCCGCTATCGCTTTTCAGCTTGTAACCATATTGATCGGGGCGAATTATGTCTTGCCAGTATCCGTGGATACGCCAGTTGCCCGGCATCTCCCACCCTTGCGGGGGCGTCACTTTTGTACCCACCGTGAGGGGGAGGTGTCCGCTTTCGTGCAGCTTGTATGCGCGCTGATCCATCATTTCCTGATGCGCACCGCTTTTTACGTCTGCGGCAGCCTTCTTGAGGGCGCGTAAAAGTTTTTCCCTGCGCAGATTGGCGACCTCACCCCCATCAGCATGCACCTGACGCGGGACGTCAGGCAGGTATTTGGACGGTGCGATCTGGCCTTGTGCCCGCTCGACTGCGGTCTTGGCCCGGCGCTTTTCGAGAATGCCACCCAGCGTCAGCTTGGCGGCGCGGATAGCTTTCTCGTTGTCCATCAGATTTCTCTCTTCTTGTTCCGCACCTGCATCGCCAGCTTGATGACGTCAGAGCTGTGCTGGCGCTGCTGCATGTCGATCTCATGCTGCATCCGCACCGCGTCGTTCATCTGGTCACGGTCGACGCGCATTTGCTCCAAGCGCAGGTCCTTCTCGCGGTCGAGATCGCGGTTCTCGTCGTTGATCTCGTCGCGGCGCATCGAGTGCTCAAGCTGGCGGGCCTTGTTCTGCTCGGCCATCATCTTGACCGGATCGGGACCGACCGCGCCGCCTTCTGCCTTGGCAACCTCGGGCCGCTGGGCCTTCAGCATGTCAGCCTGCGCCCGCATGGTGTCGGCGTCGGCCTTCTGCTTAGCGATCTTGATTTCCTCGATGCCCTTCATCATTTCCGGCGGCATCTGATTGCGCTCGGCTTCGGGCTTCAGGAACTGCTCGGGGTTCGACCAGCCGATGGCGCGCAGGGCAGCCTTGTCGACGGCGATGGGGTCATAGAGCTGGGGGCTTGCCGCCTGCAGCTGCTTCAGGGCCATGATCTTCATGACGCGCTGGGCGTGGCTGGAGGTGTTCGGGTCGGCCTGCGGGACCAGCTCGACGTCGTTTAGCGCGGCCAGCAACAGCTATGGGCTCCACTCAACCGTGGGCTTGCGGTTTCGCTCCCAGAAGCTCTCGGGGTGCTCGCGGAAGCAGTCACGCAGGAGGCTAAACTCCTCGGCCTGAGCGGCATGCATGCGCTTGTGAACCGAGTTCAGGACCTTGGTGGCCTGCTCGATCATCGCCAAGGTGGTGCCGACCGGCGCATCAGCCCGGCCCTCGCCCACCTGCATCTCTGACGTGCCGCCGAGGCGCATGCCGGTGGAGGCAATATTCTCGGTCAACGCCATCAGGGCCTGAGACGGCTCCTTGTAAGGCAACGGCATGACGGCCTGACCGATAGGCTGACCACCGGTCTTGACCTGCGCAGCGCCGCCGGGTGGGATGCGGAAGATGTTGGTGTTCTGGCGCGATCCGGTGTCCGAGATCAGGAAGCCCGGGAAGTTGGCGTACATGCCCGCTTCCAGAAGCTCGCGCCACGCGGCCGTCACGGCGTTGGTGGTGTTGCCCAGAACGTGAAGCAGGCCGATGTCGTAGAAGCCAAAGCCCGGCACGAAGGTGTACTTCACGAAGGTCTTGCGCGTCTCAGGCATCTCGGACGTGTCTTCGTCGTAGTTTCGTACGATGGACAGAATTTGACGCGACGACACGTCGATGGTCACGCGGTATGGAATTTCCAGACCGGACGGCTTGCCCTTGTACTTGTGCTCGAAGCCCGGGATGTCGAGTTCGCAGTAGACCTCGTAAATCTCGCGGTCGCGGTCGTCTGGGTTCAGGCTTTCGGTGCTGATACCCTGCTGGGCGGCCTTGGCCTCTTGGACGCTGTCCGGGCTTGTAAGGACCGGTGTCGACAACTCTACGTCACGGTACACGCCGAGGATTTGTAGGCGCTTAACGGTCGACGGCTTGAGGTACACGCGGTGCGTGACCCGGCGGGCGTTCGACAGGTCGGTGGCGGCGTTGTTGACGATCAGGTCATCAGCGTCGACGCTCTCGGAGACCGGGCGGTTACGCAGCGGGCAGAAGTAGACCTTTTTGAACGACGTGCCGCCGAACCCCAGCAACAGGAACATGCGGTCTGTGTCCGGGTAGTATTCGGTCGCGGTCGAGGTCAGGTAGTGGTTGAAGTCCTTTTCAAAGGCGTCAGCCATCTGGTCGCGCTCAGCCGAGCTGCTGTTGCCGTCGTCTCTGATCTTCACCGGGCCGTCGGTCGGCAGCATCTCAGAGCGGGCGTTGGCTTGGAAGCGCAACACGGCTTCCTGCAAGAGCGGGTGCCGGACCTTGGACATGCCTTCGACCGGCGCACCGTCGTTGCTTCCTTGGATACCGGGTAGCTCGATCTTGAGGCCCAGAAGCTTCATGCCCTGCGCCCGATCCTCGACCCACTCCTTGCGGCTCATCAGGTCGTCATCGATCCCGCGCAGGAGGTCTTCGGCGATGGAGCCTAGCTCCATGTCGGAGATGTCATCAACGAGGTTGTCAAACCAGCCCGACGGACCCTTCTCTTCGCTGTCCTCGATGGGCTTGCCGTCAAGCGAGACGGTGATCGATCCGTCGCCGTGGTCGATGCGAAGAAGCGCGCCGTCCTGATCGAACTCAGGGACATCCGCCTCCTCGTCAGCGTCAGCGACGGTCACATCCATCGGGCCGATTGCTGCGTCTTCAGTGTCATCTTGGAGCCGAACGGCAGGGCTCAAGCCGGGAACGAGCGACATATCATGGTCCCTTCAGGGGTATGGTTTGGGGCGATCTTATCAGGTCGCCTTCATTTCTTCCAGTAGAAGGTACGCACCGGCAAGGTAGTTGATCGCACCCAGCAATTCGCGCTGTGCAGCGTCCGGCTCCATGCGGCTGGCCTCCTGCGCCTTCTTGATGGCCTGACCGAGGCAAAAGCCGTGACCGACCATGCGGCCGATCTCCAACATAGGCTGCCGGTCGAAGGGTTTATCGTTCGCGTGGCGCTCTTTGCCCTTGCCGTTCGCGGACTGATCCAAGGCCAGATCGAGGACGCGGCGCAGGGGCTGGTAACCGTCGTCGGGCATGTCTTCCCACTTAGCCATTGATCGCCTCCACGGGGTTGTCTTCTTGGTTTTGATACTTTCCATCGTACGATGCATTGTGCACGGTGTGGTGGAAAATCACCTGCGCGATGCCAGCGCCTGCCGGGATCAGCAGGAAGTCCGACCCGTGATAGACCAGCTCGAGGGTCAGAAAGCCCTTCCAGCCGGGCTCGATCACAGTGTTGAAGACGGACAGACCCCGCCGGGCCCATGTGCTCTTGTCGTGCACGATGCCAACAAGGTGGGTCGGCATGTCGAACTCTTCGATGGCCGAGGCAATGCAGAACCGCCCAGCCCGAGACACGTCATCGACGTACACATGCGGGCCGGTGTGGCCCTGCCGAAACTCGATTGTCTGCTTGAGGCGGATGTCATAGCCCGCCTCGCCGAGGCCGTGCGACACGCCGAACATCCTCTCCTTGGTGGGCAGCATGTTCTTGATAGGCGCAGCCTCAAGGAGGGATTTGCCGTTGAGGATCATGGTTACACCTTGCCCTGCAGAGCTTCGGTGACGCGCCCCTGATTGACATGGAACAGGGCGGCGACTTGTTTGACGGACGCCCCCGGGTTTTCTTTGAGGTGACGCCGGATGTCGACTGCCAGTTCGGGTGTCAGCACATCGCTTTCGACCTTGGCCCGGCGCGGCTTGACGGTCTCGCGGGTCATGTTTGACAGCGCCACCTCTATCGTAAGGATCGCGTTCTCAATGGCCTTTGCCATTTGTTTCTCGGTCACACCCGCCCCTTGGTGGGCGCGCAAAGACTTGATGGTGTCGCGCAGTACGGCCCGCGCCCATGGAATGTCGCTGCTCATTTTTACCTCTCAGTTCACGGTCATGGTTTCTTGTTCGCGCAACACCCAGTCGCTCTCAGTGGCGATCCGGATGACCCGCACGATGGTGTTCAGCATGCTGGACGAGGCCTCGAGATTGTCCAAGAAGACAACCGTGCCGTGCTCGTTGAAGATACGAATTGTCTCTCTCACACTGTCGAGGTCGTCGATCACCTCGCCCTGCGGCAGCTTGCCAGCCAACTCCGCCTCGATAGGGCCTGTCGGCCCAAAGGCGAAGAACGGCAAAATCTCACCGGTCGGCGTGAACTCAGTGATACCGGCGGTGAAGGCGGCGGTCTTGCCACCCAGCAGAATGATACTCAAAGGTCGCCTCCCAGCTCTTTGACAAATCTCTGGATACCCTCGCGAGCTGCGTCGTCGTCATTGGGGTTCCACGCATCGTACACGCGGACGATGCCCTCGTGCTCGCCCCTGCCGGTGACGGTAACAGTGACAACAAGCAAACCGGTCTCGCACCGGTCGATGGTGGCATCGCATAGTACGCGCTTCATGGGATGTGGCCTCCTACATCTTCAGGGGCGATAAATTCACATTCCCGCTGTGATGTCAAATGCCATAGAGCGAGGTGTCGGTGTTGCCGGTAAACTTCTGGACGTCTTCAAGCTCGGCCATGCGCTCGGGTGCGCGGGTCAAGAGGCCGATCTGGCGTAGGTGGCCCACGCTCATCGAGACGGTGTCGACAAGGTCATCGTTCTTGCCCTTGGGGAAGACCGAGCACTGCCGGATCACCAGCTCGGCCCAGTCCTTGTCCGGGGCATAGACCATGCCCTCGGCGAAGATGTGCTGGACGGCATACAGGCGGGCCATCTTGTCGAGGGTCTTGGGGTCGTACATCTGCACCCCGAAGTCCTCGCTGGCCATCAGGCGGCGCACTTCCTGCGCCACGCTGTGACCGGCGGCCTTGTTCTCGATCAGGAGCTTGTCGACCTTCATGCGGCTGCAGGTCGACATGACCTTCTCGGCCAGCTCGTGCAGCTCCAGCTTGGCCTGCCATGCGTACATCAGCATAAGCTTCGGCACCGGCCCGAGGCTCTCGGACTGGTAGCTGGTGCGCAGTTCAATGGTCCGGCCGTACCGGTCGACCGAACGTGTGGCCTGCACCTCATCAGACCCGGAGAACACGCCCCAGACGGTCAGGGCGCTGAAGTCGTTCTCGGCCTTAGTGGTGTACGCGGTGTCGAGGCTGGCGATGACGTACTCGATGCCCGGGTATTCCTTGCGATCCCACAGCTGCCACCAGTGGTCTTTGATGATACCTCCGCCGCGAGGCTCAGGCTGCTGCTGGAACTGGCCCGCTGTAGCGTACGGACCCATCGCCGCTTCATCCCGGTCGACCACGTCCTCAGGGAAGCGGTCAGGGAATAGCAGCTCACCCTCTTCTTCGCGCGGATCGGCATAACCAAGCATGGTGGCGCTGGCCCGGGTCGGGTCATAGCGCATGGGCAGCATGATGTGGTCATAGCCCATGGCGTTCGACAGGATCACGCCCGAGACGTCTTCCTCGTGCAGGCGCTGCATCACCACGACGATGGCCGATCTGTCGGGGTTGTTCAGGCGGCTTGTGACGGCCTCCTTAAACAGCTGGGTCACCGTGTTGCGCTGCGCATCGCTGTTCGCGCCGCTGACGCTGTGCGGGTCGTCGATGATGACGCGGTCGCCGCGATAGCCGGTGATGCCTTCAAACGCGCAGGCCTGTCTCGAGCCAGTCGCGGTGGTTTCGAACTTGCCCTTGGCGTCCTGATCCGGCGTCAGCTGGACGGTGTCGCCCCAGTGCCCCTGATACCACTCGGACTTGATGAGGCGGCGCATCTTGACGCTGTCGCGCAGCGCAAGCTCTTGGCTGTGGCTGGCGCAGACGTACCGCATGTACGGCATCTTGCGCGGGCCCCACTCCCACGAGGGCCAGAAAACGCCGATCAGCAGCGACTTCATGGTGCCGGGCGGCACGTTCACCAACAGGCGGTTGTAGAACCCGCCGTCATCGAACTGGTGGCCGTCGGTGATGGCCTCGAGGTGCGCGCAGATGAAGTCGATGTGCCAGCCGTGGGTGTACGGCTGGCCCGGTTCGATCACATGCCACGCGGCCTTCACAAACTCGGCAAGCGAAAGCTCACACTTCCGCTTCTCGATGACCTTCATTAGGGCCTCTGGGTCGACCGCAAAGGGGAGATCAATCTTTCCCAAGCGACTTCTGCAACGCAGCTCCCAGCGCTGTTCCAGCTTCAGCTTAGACCGCGCCACGGCGACGTTGTTTTGCTCGGTCCTGATGATGTTGCCGTCTTTGTCCTTGATGTCGATGCGGTCAGACTTGTCGTTGTCAGCGATATCGAGCATCTCATCGGCCAATATTTCGGCCTGCATTTCACGAGCGCGCGTGTACTTGCGCGCAAAATCTTCATCGGCGGCGAGCCACCTGATAACCGTAGAGATGTTCGGCATACCATTTTCAGCGCAAATCCCCCGCAGGCTTTCCCCGCAGGCGATGCGTGACAGGATGTCGTCTTCCAGTTCATTGGTTCGTATGGTCGGGCGCGACATTGTGAGCCTCTCATGTTGATTGCCCAAAGGTACACCGACCGAGAGGGCTTGTCGAGTTTGGCCTCTCAGGCGCGTCCGATCTTCTCGAGCGCCTTCTTTACAGCGGCCTCGCTGCAAGACCACACCGCGTTGCTCGGCTTCTTGGTCGCACGAACCTTCGGCACCTTGGTGTCTTGGAGAACGCCATAGTCCCCGAAGAAGGGCGCGTCGTTCAGCGGCAGAACCACCCCGAAGCGCTCGCATGCAGCATCCACCGACTTGCGATGCAGGCCATAGTACCGGGCCGTTTTCGTCACCGTCCAGTTCCGCTCGCATGCGGCCTTCATCATGTCGATTGAGATGCGTTTTCCACCGGCCATTGGTCTTGTCCTTTGATGATAAGTTTTACTGTTCTGCCCGAGAAAAATGCCCAGCCGCGAGGCTGGGCTAAGTCAAGGCAGGCGATCCCATGGAGAGGTCGTGGGGTAACAATATCGCGAATTATTACCCCTGTGAAGCACCTTGTTCTCGGCAGGGGCGCGGTGACCCACCGGTGCGCAGAGGGACAGAAGTGCTCGGTGCGCGGTCGTTTTAAACGCGTCACCGCCGGACCCATATATTTTGAAATTTGGTGAAAACCCCCTGACACCCCCATTTTTACAAACTCACCCCAAACCACCCCCTTAGGACTTATCACTGCACACTGCACACTTTTCCTATACTTTTTCTCTCCTTAGGTAGAAAAAAGAAAAGAATTTTAAGGGGTTAGAGAAAAAAACATCCGGTGCGCAGTTAAGGTGCGCAGTGGAAACCACCACGCACCTTTCCGGCCTTAGTGCGCACCCATCAGGGTTCATCGACGAATTCTTCGCCGCCCTCGTGCCACTTGCGCACTCGACCCTTCGCCTCCTCGTCGCTCATCGCGTTCTTGTTGAACCAGACGTAGTGCAGAGACCCGTTGACCTTCATCCGCTTCTTGGTGACCTGCGTGTACCCGAGTTCGCGCAAAATGCCCGCCACGACACGCCCCTGCGGGAGAGTGCCACCCTCCATTGTGACGCACCGGTTCAGGTATGTGATGTCCAGCAAAGAGGCGCTGACAATCTCGCAGGCGTGGTCTTCAACCGCCTCTTCAACGGCCTGACGGTCATCAGAAACATTCGCCTCGCGCATCTCCAACAGGCCCCCGGTCACGGGTGCGCGCCCCGTCGGATCGAAGTCAGCTGACAGCTTACGGTCCAACAGGAAGCGACCAATCGCGTCGATACGCCGCTCGCTCTCACCAAACAGCCGCGAAAAATAATCGGCCGCCTGATCCCGCCCACCATGCTGCGTGAACAGGTCTTCCTGCCGCCGGTGCCGGGTAAAGATCACGCAGTACCGCCGGTCGTTATCCGACATCGGGACAGCGTCTTGGTGGTTGGTCGTCATCAGGTAGGACGCAAAGTTTGGCGCGTGATACCGGGTCGCGCCCTTGGGCTCCACAGCGATACTGTCGTTCGAGATCATCGGCTTCAGCTGATCCAGCACCCGCCACTTGTTGGTGCCGCTGATCCGGATTTCCTCGATGCCGATCAGGCGAGACCCTACGGCCCAGTCATTGAAGGGCCGCTCGATCATGCTGGTGTTGATGACGGTGACGTTCCGGCCCATGAGAAGCTGCAGGACATGGAAGAAGTACGTCTTGCCGTTCCCTTCGATCCCCCAGATCAACATGCCCCACTTCACGCGCTTGCCGGGGTTCGCGTAGACGTAGGACATAAAATCGATCAATAAATTTCCCTCGCGGATGTCGGAGACGCTGTTGCGGACGTGCTGCACGAACATGTCAACAACCGCCTGCCCATCAGGGTCACCGTCGAGCGTGTCGGCCGGATCGATCCCGCTGTCGTGGTAGATGTTGACGTGATCCTTGCCCTCGGTGTTGAAGAGCTTGGGCATACCGGGCCAGTACATCCCCCGGACCACCGTCGGAATTCGAACGATGTTCAGGGCGAAGACCGCCGCATCCATTTCCAAAGCCACGCACTCGGGCATCCGGTCATACTTTGCGCGGAAAGCCTCGCGCTTGATCGCATAGTCCGAGACGGCTGTGTTGATGAACACGCAATCAGCCTCGCCGTACACCCAGCCCTCAAGCCACTCGGGTGTTTCCACTGTGGAGACCTCGCCGTCACCGTCAGCGGGGCGCTTTCCCCGGAGCGGCTTAAAGGACGACTTCACCTCACGCAGACCCATCCCAGCGTCTTTCGCGTAGCCATCGTAGACGATTTTTGCTAGAAGGGAGCGGATGTCTGGGGAGAGCTGGACCTCGTTGAGCGCCTGCACACGCTTCTTGAACGCCGAGTAGGTCTGTCTGTCGCAGACTTGCTCGGCCTCTTTTTCGAGGGACAGGGCGACCGGGCTTGCCGCGTCGACCGTGATGGCCCGAGTGCCGCCCGCAGCCGCGATGATCGAGGCCATGGTGACCGGGTTCGACCGACCCCCAAAGCTGCGCCACTTGACGCGCATGTGCTTGAGATCGTGCTTGCTGCTTTCCGAAGACCACTTGACCCAAGTGCTGAAGCCATTGCCCTCGGTCTGGTGGTAGATCGCCATGCCAACCTTGAGCCACTGATCGTAATCAAGACCCTCGGCCTGATAGGTCTCAAGGAGAGACATCATGGCGTCATCCGACATGTCGATGGGGCGCGAGGCGACGGCGATCTCGAGATCGTCAGCCTCTTCGCTGTTGCGCACCGAGCCGAAGGTGATGCCGCCCTCAACAACCTCAGGGACTGACCACGGGTCGCCGCCCTGCGACAGCTTCCAAGGCTCAACCCCATGACGATGCGAGGCTAAAAACATGATCTGGTTGACAGTGTAGGAGCAATCATCCAGCCCCTCGAGGTCGATTGCCTCGCGGATTTGGTCCACGACACCGGGGTACTCGGCCGGGCTGACCGGGCGCGAGAGCGGGACGAACACGCGAAAGCGCGGAGCCTCGGGGGTGTGGCGGAAGGTGGTGTAGGCCGCAAAGGCGCAGTCCAAGCCCAGCGACAGGGCCAGCTCCACGTCATCCATTGTGGTCCCGGCGGGCAGGTCATCATAGTCCAAAGACGCCATAGTGCGGCAGGCGATGTTCTCGGCCCGGCCCACGGTCTCATCCTCGCGCAGGCCACCGACGACAGCCGCCCGGCGGACGCTCTCCTCCTTGGTGGCGTAGCCGACCGACTTGGACACGCCCTCGGCGAAATCATCCCACTCGACTTCGCGGGTCTCGGCGTGGGCGAAATTCTTGCAGTAAGTGAATTTAAGCATCATCGCCGCCCACCTTCGCGTTGTTGCGCAGACTGTCGATCACCTCTTGAGGATCGAAGCGGTAGTGACCACTGGGCAGCTTGATCGCGGGGACTGCACCCGCGTTCGCCAAGTCGATCATCTTGTTTTTACTGACGCCGATGATTTTAGCCATCTGCATGGAACTCAACATCTGAAGCCCCTTCCTTGTTGACACTCAACAGATCAACACATATCGTGACGAAACGCAACAGAAGGAATGCTAAAATGCTAGAACATAAACTTGAAGCCCTGACCGCAGCCATCGAAGCACTCACCGCAGCCCTCTCGGCCTTACCGGCAAGCGCACCGAAGCAGGAAACGGCCCCCAAGGCTCAGGTCACCGAGGTCCTTGAGACGAAGACCGAAGCACCGCCGGAACCCAAGCCCGCACCGGCCCCGTCGACCGGGCCCACCGATCAAGACGTCAAGGACCTGACGTTGGCACGTTCGCGCGAGGGTCACAAGGACGCGATCCGCGAGAAGCTGAGCGGGTTCGGTGCCAAGAAGATCGGCGACCTCAAAGGCTCGCAGCCGACCGAGTTTTACGATTGGCTGAAAACTCTGGAGGACAACTGACATGGCAGTTCACGCAAAACTTGGTGCGTCTAACGCGCACCGCTGGCTCAACTGCCCGGGCAGCGTCAGCGCCGAAGAAGGCATCCCCAACACCAGCAGCCCCTTCGCCGAGGAGGGGACGATGGCCCATGAGCTGGCCGAAACATGCTTTCTTGTTGGGACAGAAGCCCTAGACAACTTTGCCGATCAGGAGATGGCTGAGTTCGTTCGGGTGTACGTCGATCATGTCAACTGGCTCTCTGAAGGTGCCGACCATGTGGAAATCGAGGCTCGCGTAAGTTATCAGCAGTGGGTTTCTGGTGGCTTCGGGACGACTGACGCGGTCATCTTGAA